ATCTGCACTTTGCAAATCGCAAAAACATCATAACAAGTTACAGTGTTATGATGACGCTATAAAGTGTTATGATGTTTTTCTGATTTGTCAATCACCTATTTAGAGGTCAATTTTGCAAAAGCAAAAGCACGAAACTATGAATAATATGACCTCACAACAGAAGCGCCAATGGGCGATGTCAATGTACATACACGAAAACCGAACACAGGAGGAGATTGCCGATGTGGTCGGGGTATCTCGTCAGACTATTATACGCTGGGCAAAAGCCGACAAGTGGCACGAGCATAAGGCTTCTCTCACGATGACCAGAGAGGGGCAGATTCAGGCACTGCAACAGCAGATTGTCGAGATTAACAACAACATCCTACAACGAGAGGAGGGCAAACGCTTCGCCTCTCCCAAAGAGGCTGACACCATCTCCAAACTGACCAACTCCATCAACAAGTTGGAGACCGATGCAGGTATCCATGATGTTGTTAGCGTAGGACAGCGATTTATTGCGTGGTTGCGCCCTATCGACCTCGACCAAACAAAGAGGTTCACGCAGTTGTTCGACTCATTTATTAACTCCCTGATGTAGTCCTATGAAGCAGATAGACCGCGATGCCCTACGCAAGTGGGAGGAGCTGAAACGCTCCATATACAACGATACACCCATAGACACCTCGCTATCCCCTGCCGAGGTGGAGAAGTTGCGTATCAAGTTGGAGGCAAATCCTATTGAGTGGATTAAATACCTATTCCCTAACTATGCCAAGGCAGAGTTCGCCCCGTTCCACATCAAAGCCATCAAGCGACTCATAAACAATCCAGAGTGGTATGAGGTGCTATCGTGGAGCCGAGAGTTGGCAAAGAGTACCATCGTAATGTTCGTGGTGCTCTATTTAGTGCTAACCAAGCGTAAGAATACTATAATGTTAGCCGCTGCCACACAAATAGCAGCGGGGAAATTGCTTGCACCTTACCGAGCCAACCTCGAAAGTAACCGCCGACTCATACAGTTGTACGGGGAGCAGAAGAGCATAGACGATTGGTCGGAACTTCAATTCAAGACCAAACAAGGGGCATCATTCACAGGACTCGGAGCTGGGGATAAACCTCGTGGAGCCCGAAACGAAGCCAAACGCCCTGATATTCTGCTTGTAGATGACTTCGATACAGACGAAGCGTGTCTTAACCCTGATGTATTGGAGAAAAAATGGAATTGGTGGGAACGCGCATTGTACCCGACACGCTCGGTATCAGAGCCTACACTAATCATATTCTGCGGTAATATCATCGCAGAGGATTGTTGTATTGTGAGGGCAGGAGAAAAAGCAGACCATTGGGATATTGTCAATATCCGAGATGACGAGGGCAAAAGCACTTGGCCAACCAAGAATACCGAGGATATGATTGATCGCATACTTTCGAAGATAAGCACTCAAACAATACAAGGGGAGTATTTCAATAACCCCGTTGTCGAGGGCAAAATCTTTTCAACGGTCAAGTGGGGTAAAGTGCCACCATTACGCAAGTTCCCGTTCCTGTGTATCTATGCCGACCCGACATCATCAGAGGCGAAAGGCTCTGCCAAGAACAAGAAGGGGTCGCTTAAAGCAATGTGGCTACTCGGCAAGATGGACCGCACTCTTTATGTCATCAAAGGCTTCCTCGGCAAGATGACCACTGATGAGTTCGTAACGCACTACTTTACGCTGTACCTACACGCACTTATGAAGGGGCAGCGTAACATCTATCTGGTGCAGGAGAACAACTCCCTGCAGGACCCATTTTTCCAACAGGTATTCAAGAAGGTGTTAGCCGCCAAGTGCAAGGAGTTGGGCATCAACATCTCGGTCATACCTGATGAGAAAAAGAAGACCGACAAAGCTCTGCGTATCGAGGCGAACCTTGAACCCCTTAACCGAGAGGGCTTGCTGGTACTCAACGAGGCAGAACAGAACGACCCGAATATGCAGGGACTCGAAGAGGAGTTCAAATTCTTTTCAATGTCGCTCAAATTCCACGCTGACGGTGTGGACTGCGTAGAGGGTGGCAATCGCTTTATCGATGACAAAATCGGGCAGATGCACCCTATACACACAACATCGTACAAGACAATAGCAAAACGCAATAAATACAGACAATAATGGCAAACTTCATTACTACGGAGGACTATAACGCCTCCATACATCAGGAGATATTAGACGCTGTTATACGCTCCGACAGCGCCATCATTGAGGTCGTAGAGGATAGAGCCATAGCCGAGATGCGAGGCTATATGTCTCGCCGCTACGACTGCGACAAAGTATTCTCTGCCGAGGGCAAGGAGCGCAATGAGTTGGTGCTGATGATGGCTATCGACATCGCCATATACCATCTATTTTGCATACACAATCCTCGTATGATGTCGGAGATTCGTGTTGAACGATATGAGCGTGCTATCGAGTGGCTCAAAGGAATACGCAAAGGCGATATCACAGTCGATGGGCTTCCCGAAGTAGAAGGAGAGGTTATGGATACCGCCTCGCAGTTTCAGATACGCAGTAACCGAAAACGAAATAACAACATCTAACTATGGCAAAGAATAAGAAGCACAATAAGCGCATCACGACAGGTGGCAGCGTGGGGCGTACCCCAACACAGACCATCGTACTTCAGCCCACCCGCCGAGGTGGACTCGATGTGTCCGAATATATGACAGCAATACGCAAAGCGGAGTTAATCGACTACCCCCAGCGTAAGAAGCTCATCGACCTCTACAAAGATGTCAAAACAGACTCCCATCTGTTTGCGGTACTCCGCAAGCAGAAGGCTGCTATACTTTCAACGCCGATTCAGTTCCTGCGTGATGGCGAGGTTGATGAGCAGATGCAGGAGCATATCAATTCTCCTTGGTTCAACCACTTTATTGAGGACTTAATCGACCACGAGTGGGAAGGTGTCGGGGGCTCGCTGTTCCAATTCTATAAAGACGAGAAGGGCTGGGTTAAGTACGACCTTATCCCACGAGAGCATGTGGACCCAATCAACCGCACAATTCTCCGCAACCCGACAGACCTCCGGGGCGAGAGCTGGGAGGAGTTCTCCGACCTGTTGTATGTTGGAGACCCTCGACAAATCGGCGACCTTGCAGTCTGCGCCTTCTGGGTAATACTCAAACGAAACAATGTATCCGATTGGGCAGAGCTCGCCGAGATTTTCGGGCGACCTATCCGAGAGGGTACCTATGATGCGTGGGATGAGAAGGCTCGCGAGAAGTTAATTGAGGACATCTACGGTATGGGCGGGGCTGGTGTCATAATCCACCCCGATGGAACCAAAATCAACCTCATACAGACAGGTAATGTTTCCGGAGCTGGCGATATGTATAGCGGGCTTGCTACATATTGCAACAATGAGATGAGTAAGGCGGTAAATGGTAATACCCTGACCACCGAGGCGGGCGACAAAGGTACGCAAGCACTCGGCACTGTACAACAGGAGGGAGAGGTCGATATCACCTTCTTCATTAAGCGTCAGATCCTCGACATTCTCAACTATGAGGTGTGCGACATCTTCGCCGCTCTCGGTATCAACACCAAGGGCGGTAAGTTCGCTTTTGTGCCGCCAAAGAAGAAGGATCCTGCACAACAGGTTACAATCGTTTGCCGACTGAAACAGGAGGCGGGATTGCCTATATCCGATGACTATCTATATGAGGAGTTCGGTATTCCAAAGCCTGATAACTACGACCAAATCAAGGAGCAAGCACAGGCAACAGCCGCAGCTATCAGAGAGGGCAAAAAAGAGGATAAAACCGAGGACCCTGACGCTGATGGAGACGAGAGTACCGAGCCCAAAGGCAAAAAATCAACCTCCAAGAAAAACGAAGACCGCAAATTCATAGACCGTCTTCGCAGTTTTTTTGGAGAAGCCCCCGACAGCGAGGGGGCGGATTTAGATTGGTAGTCGATGAGTTATACCGAGATGCTGCTGACAACGAGGGCGCCCGAAGTAGCTTCACATTCGACTCTGCAATCATAGAGAAGGCACTACGCAACATTCTGTCGAAGCGTATCAATACACGCACGACAATTGATGCGGGACTATTCTCGGAGGTGCAGCGCATTGTAAGCAACGCTATCGATATCGGCTACGATGCCCCAGCTGGCGGTAGCAGTTTCGCCCAAGAACTGAAAAACAATGCCGAGGTGTGGTCAGCGTTCAAGGTCCACCGTATGGGCAGGGATATCGCTGCTCGTATGTTAGACGAAGATGGCAACCTCAAATCGTTTGAGCAGTTCAAAGCCGACACAAAGGATATCGTGGACCATCAGGTGGGGCGTTGGCTACGCACCGAATTTGATACCGCTGTAAAGCGTGCCCATCGTGCCGCCGAGATGCGTCAATTTATGGATGAGGCTGATGTGTTCCCGAACATCGAGTGGCTGCCATCAACAGCAGTAAACCCTCGTGAGTCGCACATGCCATTCTACCACCGCATCTGGCCTATTGATGACCCATTTTGGGAGAAGCACAAACCGGGTGATGAGTGGGGCTGTCAGTGCGATTGGAGAGCAACAGACGAGGAACCTACCGACAACACAGGCATCGGGGAGGAGAGTATCAAACCGTCAGCGGGATTGGGTGGCAATCCAGCCAGAACAGGGCAGATATTCTCCAATGACCACCCATATTTTCCGAGCGACTGCGACCACTGTGCATTCAAGAGTGTGCAACTGCGACTGTTTACCAACAAGCAGAAAAACTGCTATCAGTGTGCCAACATCATCAAGGCTATCAAG